AAACGCTCTTTAATTAATGTCTCTACAACCTCACTCCAAAAATCCTTTAAGTCAGCGACAGGATAAGGGTGAATTAAAATAACTTCTTCTTTACTACAAAGTTTCCAAGCCATAAATCATCCTCTCAAAGTCTAAGTTTGGACTGATTACTACAATCGATAATAAAAAAGAGGTGTCCATGTTTAGTGGACACCCCATTAGTTTTTTCTCTTTGCTTAACTGGGGTTAAGCAAGCTTAACGTGACGAACCATTCCGATCAAATTCGGGTGAACTAGACGTGCTGCGATGTAACCCTTTAGCATGTAGTCAAAGGTATCCTTCACACGAGCTAATTCAACGAATGAGAAGAGTCGGTCAGTCTGTCGGCCCATATCATCGATCTTGCCCAAGAATGCAGCGCCTCGACGTGGGTTATAGTTAGCAAGTAGAATGTTCTGCTCACCATCAGACAACGGCTTAACTGCCTTGAGCAATGTTCCTGCTCCAGTATCAATTGAACCAGTATCCACGTAAGCTTCTACCACACCATTTACGGTTCCTGCGCTATCATAGGTCAACGCTGGAATAATATCGAGAATCTTCAAGTTAGCATTCCCGGTTGTGAGTCCTCTCCAAACAATATAGAGAAGTGCTGCTGCGTCGGCGGTCCAAGAAAGGTTAACTTCGTTATTGGTTGTTTCTGTGGTCTCTGAGTTTTCTGTACCTGCTACCTGCTCACCTGTTGCAGTAACAGAGGAGATAGCATAGAAGTACTCATCATCAATCAAAGAACCAGTTGCACCCTTTGTTGCAGTTACTGCGGGGCTTGTGGTTACAACCTCAGGAACAATGTAGTCACTTTCTAGGATTGGAACATTAGCATATGCTGCCATGATGATCTTACCATCGGCAAGAACTGCTTCTGTGAGTGGGATTTGAACCTTAGACTGTAGTCCATCCACGATCTGCTTCATTCGGATGCCCATAAGCCAAATCTTCGGGTCTCCTCGAACACCACGGAATCCAGTTGCTAATGCATAACATTGATCTAAATCATCTAGAGTAGCCTTATTTCCGCCAGCATCAAAGATGTTTTGCGGAGCATAAGACATCAAACGAGGAATAAGACCTGAGTACTGATAAGGATCACCAGTAAATCCGATATCATCCGCTGCACCCCACATCAAACCATATTCGATGATGTTAGACATACCTTCGACAGAACCTTCAAGCTCGGTTGCGAGAGCATTAATAAATGCCTCGTCCATAGCCTGAGCAAAACCAGAAACAGAGCCCCAGATGCGTTGAATCTTCATCTGGACGGTCTTACGAGCGTATACACTGTTTAAAGCGTTTGCCGGGGTAACTTCACCTTCGAACCATGACTGCGGGTGACTTGTACGAACGGAATATTCGTGGGTCTTACCTCCAGCCTCGATAATGCTGAAAAGAACAGCAAGTGGCTGAAGCTTCAAGAGTTCCTCGTGAAGAATTGGATCAAGATCATACGGGAGCAATGCAGCACCATCGCCGGAGGTTGTTAGAGCCTTTGCAAGCTCTGAACCTTGGGCCTGGGCCATTACGTTATCAAAAATGCGATCTTTTACGGTCTTCATAATTTTTCCTCTTTAAGTTTTCGGTTATCGCCTTTCTCGAATTATAACTTTTCCAGGCGATGCTACGTACTTACGGATTGCGGTTTTCATAAGATCACCATCTTCTTCCTCAGTTTCCTCTTCAATTTCTTCCAAGGCTTCATGCGGTAGAATCGTGGTCTTAATCTTGCCCTTTCGTTTTGCAGGCTTTCCAAGAAGGTCTTTAACCGTCTCAGTTAGTTCTGCGACTTGCAAACCAAGGTCATCAACCTGTGACTTAAGTGCAGTCACTTCATCCGTAGCTTCCTCTATCTCCTCTGTTCTTTCTACTTCAACTTGTTCCTCTTCTAAAACAGGAACCTCGGTTTCAGTCTCTGAAAGAGCTTCAAGTAGAGCCCTAGCTAAAGGTAAAAGTTCTTGTACTTCGTCAGGATCGGTTTCATCCTCAGTAACTTCTTCAATTGCTTCCTCAATACTTATGTCAGTTTCCTTGTCGGCCTCTTCCTCTTCTTCCGTTTCCTGGGAGTCTATTAGAACACTATCAATGTCCTCAGTATCTTCCTCCAAACGAACATCCATGTCTTCAAGGACTAACTCTTCTTCAACTTCCTCAACAGTTTCCTCTTCTTCAACTTCCTCAACTTCCTCAACTTCCTCAACTTCCTCAACAGCTTCCTCTTCCTCAGCGGAAAGTTCAATTTCTTCAGCTTCTTCCGAAGCAATTTCTTCTTCAGCAGAAAGCTCAAGCTCTTCGTCAAGTTCCTCTTCTTCAGAGTCATCAACAGAAAGTTCAACTTCCTCCTCGATAGTTTCCTCAGCTATAATCTCCTCTTCTAGCTGGAGGTCTTTTTCTAATCCATCCATATCAATTTCCTCCTCCATTTCAAGGGATGTAGTAACTGCGCCTAACGCCTTAGAAACCATAGCAAATCCATGCTGAGCGAATAGTTGACGCAATTCCGGATTAACGGATATAACTTTGTCGTCGTCTAAGAATAGACGAGCATCATAATTGGCCGGATGATCGACTAAACTGATCTCAACCAAATCATAAGCGGTAATAATCCAAGCACCAGTTTCTTCTTCAATTGTAATATCGTCCCATGAACGAATCCAAATACCGACACTTAAAGCCTTCAAAAGACCGTTCTTGACCTGAAATACTGCATCAGGATCAATAACATGGATTTCAACTTCATTCCATTTAAGTTTATCGTCTGCACCAATTCGAAGCATCTTTGCAACTGGTTTAGGTTGATGCATATAACGAATATTACCCCATTGTCGATACTTCGGAATAGCGTTCTCCGTTGCTTCTCGGGTAATGATATCTCCTATTTCGTCCACCGCATCACTGGTAAAAAATCCATTTACAATAATTGTACCGTCTTCTTGAGCTTGATAGTTTTTCTCAAGCGGAACAGTAATGTGCTTGTAAATAGAGTGTCCTCTTCCATGTACAGTCATTTTTTTCTCCTAAATAAATACCGCTTCTCGCTTTGCAATATCCATAAAAAGCTTCGCACGACGAACCCCATAAACCTTTGATAAAGGCTGAAATCCAACTTCAGCTATCATATCACAGGTGATTGAAAGGGTTCCTCCGGATAATACAATAGGTTCCCCCCAACGCTTACTTTTCCAGCGCTCATAAAGCACAGGAACCATAACTCCCGGAATGAATCCATCCATATCCGGACTACGGGGAAACGGTTTACTTGCTCTGCGTCTGATTAATGTTTTTTCTGGCATTTTCTCACTTCCTACAATTAGATTTAACTCAAGTTTGTCCACTTTAAACTATTTCTCGTACTGAAAAATTTATTCTTTTCGGTTTAAAGTCATTTCACTGACTTTGTGAAGCATTCTTTTTGCTGCTTGCGTTGCAATCGCATCAACAAGTTGATAGATCGCTCGGGTAATCGGATCAGCGGTATACCAAACCTTCAATGTACCACAATCGGGACATTTAATTACAAGATTCGGTCCCCTGGTTCGTATGAATTGCCCCGTTATATCTTCTCCCGGTTGAAATTCACCACCAAGAACGTTTCCTAAACAACGCTTGCACTCTTCGTTAATACAAAACCATTCACTTACTCTGCCTGTTTTACCCATATCGAATTTCCTCCAACGTCCCAAAAAATTCCTCAAAAATATACTTCACTTCATCTACATTCTGTACTTGTTCAAGACGTACTTGAATGAGTTGTGAAATATCGTTTGAAATATACTTCGTTCTATAGTTACGAAGCTTTCGTCCTCGCTTCATACGACTAATAGCAAACTTACGCCATGCTTTGATTTCATCAATAAGGTGTTCTAAATCGAGCATCTTTTGCGTGTCCTCTGTTTCCTGAATATCTTCAAGAATTTGAGGTTTTCCAGAAACTAATTCATTAAATGCTCGTGCATCCTCATCATGTTGGTCTCCACGAGGTGGGTCTTGATCATCATCTGTGGGCTCATCCACATCGTCGTCTGGGTCTGGTTCACGACCCTCCGGAGGACTGCCCTGTGATTCATCACCTTGATTCTTTGGTTCAGTAAATTCCTCTCCACCTTCTCGTGGTTCTCGACCAAGCTCCTCACGGGCTTCATTGGGATTCAGTACACCCCACTGAATATACCGCATATGTACTGTTGCTCTTTCAACCGCCGTTAGGAAATCCGGATGATTAAACTTCATTAACCAACCAGGAATATCGAACTCACGTATATGAATCTGCTCGTAAAAGGCTCCCTCAAGCAACCTGAAGAGTGGCTCCATGGTTGTCTCATGGAACTGTCTACGAGATTCTCTAATATTTGCGCTAGACAATGAATCAGAAAGACCAAGCATTGCACCACTAGCACCAGTTACAGCTAATGTTTCCTCACGAGTATCTCTTCGGGATTCTTGATAGGGTAATCCATCTGGAAGATCATCGACCCGTTTAATATCGAGTTCACCCTGTACAGCAATCGGGTT